AATAGATCACGTATGTGGTGGTGGAAAAAAGGAACTCAAAAAAGGTGGAAATTACCACGTAATGAAAAACATTATTAAAAACCCAGAATGCAAACATAAATACCAGTTATTATGTGCAAACTGCAACTGGATAAAAAGGCATGAAAATAAAGAGTATCAAAAAGGACGAATTAGAGATAACTAGAGTGGAGGAAACATAGAGATGAATGAAATAGGTGACCTAGATCTATCAGAGGAACAGCTTAAGCGTAAGCTTAAGACAATGAAAACCCAGCCAAAGGAAAAGGAGAAACCAGAGGCCCCTAAGAAGAAGACGCGTGCAGAGGAAAACATTGAGCGGGAGGCGAGGCTTGAGGGCGCCGTGGATACGGAGGAGAATGAAGAGTCCGCCGACACAGCGGCGCAACTATCCATCCGCGACCGGTTGATGCGGCGAACCGAGAAGACGGTGTTCAAGACGGTGTTCAGGGATGACCTCGGTGACTTCGCCGTTGAGACCCGGCTGATGACGAGCAGTGAACGCAGCGACGCGTTGAGGATGAACCAGATGCTTGGGCAGGGTCGGGAGGATCTTTCTAAATACGATGAAGCCATCAAAGGACTGAAGGAGCTTGCCGCGGAGATATGTGTGACGCCGGGGCTGGACGAGTACCTGAGATCAGGTGACGTCGGCGACGACGTCGTCGTCGCGATGGTGCTGAGAAGCGTCTACGGGACCCTGGAAAAGGTGGGGGAAGCCACATCCTTTCGCAAGGAGTAATGTCGGCCAGTTCTATATGGAGCTATGCAGCGTCACCGGTATGACTCTCCGCGAGCTCGGGGAGCTTCGACGGGTGGATCCTGAGCAATATGCGTTCCTTGAGGAAGGCCTTGCGGAGCGTAATAGGCGTATCATTCAGAGCCGTAGGAGTAGAAGATAAGCGATGAGTCTCAGATTTTCTATAAAATGGGATAACCTCGACAACTACAGTAGATACCTAGCTTCAGATATGCCTCAGGCATTCGAGGAATCCGTCGTGGAGGCTCTGGATAAGGGTGCTGACGCCGCACGGGATCGGGCTAAGGAACTTGTCGCTGTTGACACGGGGTCACTACAGAAGAGCATCCGTAAAGAACGCCACGCGTGGCCCGCAGGTAACATCACTTACGTGGGGATCAGGGCAGGCGGCTATGTGGTGAACCCGAAGACTAAGCGGCTCGTCGACTATGCGATTTATGTTGAGTATGGCACAAGCAGGCAAAGGCCACAGCCATACATGAGGCCGGCGATCATATGGGCATCCAAGCAGATCGAGGGAAACTTCTGGAAGGCGTTAAGCAGGCGAGTAAAAGTTGAGTGAAGGACCGATAATCACTGGCCGTTTGCGGCTTAAGGATGAGACAGGTAAGACACTGGACTCGCTTAGAGGTAAAATAGGGTCAGTCTTCGGCATCATAGCGAAGAGCGTCATGGTCGCCGGCGCCGCCGCCGTGACGGGGATGGGGTTATCCATCAAAGCGGCTGCCGACTTCGAGGAAGCCCTCACCAGAATCATAGCGGCGTCAGGTAAGACCGGTGAGGAGGCGAAGAACCTTGAAACCGCTTTATCTGACGCAGCCAAGGCGGCGGGCCCCGAGTTCGGGATAAGCGCGACGAACGCCGTAGTCGCCCTAGAGGCCCTCGTGAAGGCGGGTCTTGAGGGAGAGGAGGCCATAACAGCGCTTCAGGGGGCGCTGCAGCTCGCGGCTCTCGAAGGAATGGGTACTGCTGAAGCCTCCAACATGCTCGTATCGGCGATGACGATGTTCGGCCTCGAAGCTGAGGACGCAACCCACATAATCGACATGTTCTCGGCTGCCGCTGACGCAGGCATAGACGCCGCAGGGGGCTATGCGGCGGGCCTCTCAAACGTAGGGGCCACGGCTAACGCCATGGGACTCAGCATGGAGGAGACGATGGCTGCCCTTGTGCAACTTGACAAAACGTTCGGCGGTGCCCAGGAGTCCGGGACATTCCTCAACCGCATGCTTCTTGACATGACTTCGAAGGCGGACAAGGCAGGACTCGAACTCTATAATGTGGACGGCTCGATGAGGAGTCTGGACGACATCATGGGGCAGGTTCGTGAGGTCTTACAGGGATTCGGAGATGACCAGAAGGCAGTCAACGAGTGGCTGGGGCAGTTCGACATGCGAGCCCAGAAAGCCATCCTCGGTCTCGCTGGCTATGATGAAAGCATCTACGAGACTCAGAGAGACCTTGAGCAGATGCGGTCGGCGCAGGATAAAGTCAACTTGGTTCTCGACACGTTTGCGGGGCGTATGAAGATAGCGGGGTCTCGCATCCAGGTGATGGCTGTGAGTCTAGGGGAGCGGCTGATGCCTTACGCCCTCGGCGTGTTAACCGTATTTGAGGACTGGATGCCAGTGATCAGCGACCTTATCGACGACTTCGCCACCTTCGCAACTAAGATTTTTGATGTGGCGGGCGCCCTCGCGGAGGGCGACTGGGACGCAGCGTTCAGAATCATAGAGGAAATCTACAGCGGCATATCAAGCAAATTCGTGGAGTGGTTTAACGAGATCGATTGGGATGGGGTGTGGGCTAAAGCCAGGGCGTTCCTCGGAACCCTCTACGAGAGATTCATGGGTTGGGCTGGGGACATAGCGTCCTTCTTCATCGCTTGGTGGGGCAAGATTGACTGGATCGCCGTATGGAGTGGACTTCAAACCTTCACTGAGGGTCTATTCGATACGATCAAAGGGTGGGCCGGCGACATCGCCACGTTCTTCGTTGACTGGTGGGACGCCACAGACTGGGACGAGGTGTGGGGCGGCCTGAAAAGATACGTCACTTATCTATGGGATAAAGTCGCGGGATGGGCCGGGGACATAAGCACCGCCTTCCTCAACTGGTTCGGAACCGTTAACTGGTCAACCGTCTTCGGCGGACTAAGCGACTGGATGGACGCTTTCTGGGGTTGGCTCTTCGGCAAGGCGGTGCCGGACATAGAAACGGCTTTCACTGAATGGGTGGGCACGGTCGACTGGTCCGCCGTCTTCAAGAGCCTGGGATCGTTTGCCGTTAACCTTCCCTTATGGATATTTGAGCAGATCAGTAAAGCCCCTCAAAACATCGGGTACTATATAGGCGAGCATATTAGAGAAACAGATTGGCGTGAGGTCTTCAGTGCCATCGGGGACGGGATCGTTGACACTCTTAAGGGCGCCGCGGACACGTTCCTTGACTGGATGCCAGACTGGCTTAAGGAACTGCTCGGCCTCAAGAAAATAGAGGTTCCTGCACAGCCTAAACCGCCTGCGCCAACACCCCCCGCGCCGACACCGCCAAGAGATGGAGACAGAGATGGGGCGCCAACGCCTCCTGCACCAGCACCGCCCGTACCAACGCCCCCAGCGCCGACGCCACCCACACCATACATTCCGGAGGGTCCGTGGGGCGGCGCCGAGAGGTTCGCAGTCCAACACGGATTCGAGGGTATGGTGACGAAGCCGACTCATTTCCTCGCCGGCGAAGCTGGGTCCGAGTACGTGAGCGTCACGCCCCGGGGTGCCCTGGCGGAGCGAGGGAGTGGCGACATCAACATCAATGTGACTGTGGGGTCTATGGAGTCATCGGAGGATGCGAGGCGTTACGCCGTCGAGTTCGCTGATGAGGCCGTGAGGGAGCTTAGAAAGAGGGGGGTTACCATGTGATCGGGAAGATCAAGATCGAAGGCGTCGAGAAGCCGCACATGGGCCAGTTGAATGTTGAATGGGACGTCAGTACCCTCGACAGCTTTAGGGCTACGCTCCGCGTGGCCGAGGACTTGGCCGGATACGCTGAGGCCACGATCGAGCGAGACAACATCGAAATATTCGGCGGGCGGATTCAGACCCCGAAAATACGCTTCGGCGCCGAGGGGACGGGTATGACCGTGGAGGGCTACGACTACACGATTATGCTCCAGGACTACCTGACGCCCGCTCAGAGCATCGTAGACAAGACGACGGCGGCCGCCCTCGCCCTCATATTAACTAACTGGCCGCACGCCATAGCCCCAATAGATGGGGCTTTCGCCTACATATCGCAGCTAGAGGAATGGGAGACGAGCCTAGAGTTCCTCAGGGACATCGAGCTTTACACCGACACCTGCATCGAGTTTGCCATTACCGACCCCGAGATAAACAACGAGTTTCGCACGGGAACCATCCAGTCATACAGTGCAGGGGGGCTGCATAACTGCTTCTTCTACGACGGGACGACGCAGCGGTTCTACATATTCTACCGGGAAGGCGGCGACATCTGCTACGACCGCAGCGTCGATGGCGTAACATGGACACGGGTGGTCACCCCATACGCCTGCCCGTCCAACCACTTCAGCGTGGCCTGGCATGACAACAAAGTTTACCTCTTCTTTGAGGGTGCTGCGAACGTCACTGACCTCTACAGGGGCACGATAAACGACCCGGATGGTGTGATTAACTTCGTTTGGAGAGATGGAGACATATTTGCGAACCCGAATGCGATGAGGTTCGGCCCCGTCTGGGGCAACGAAGGACATATCTGGGTGGTCGAGGAAGTTGCGAATGGTCGGGCGTGGGAGTCTGAAGACGACGGGGCGAGTTGGAACGCCAGATTCGTGGGTCCGGCAGACCACAACCTTTGGGGAGTAGTCCCTAGAAGGATTCTGTATGGTGCCGGCGACATGATCGGCTTCGTATTGAATGATGTTGTCGATGATTTGGAGGAGTGGCTGTATGATAAGTCGGTGCCCTCATTCACACGCACCAGAAAGATTTGTGATACCACCGGCGACATAGACGCGCTGCAGGCCACGGTAAGCCACCACTATTACAACCCTTGGGTCTGCTTTCGCGACGGAACCACGATCTATGTTTACAGCCTTTTTGGAGCAGTATGGAGCAGTCGGTACTCTGGCACAGTTGGAGATTATGATGGTAGCTTCAGCTTCTGCTGCGACGCAGGTGAAGCGGCTTACCTGATCTATAACCAACCAGCCGGGTCCTTTGTCATTAAGTTGGGAGGGGCGGGTGATGTTACTTGGCCAGTAACATCCACTTATATGTGGTATCCCTCCGGCACAATTTTTGGAGGATCTAACCCCTTCGCGGAGGAAGGAGACTTAGGGGTTTTCTTCTGTGCATTAGACTCAGACGCTGACGGTTGGTTCATACTCTTCCCGCCGACGGGGATAAGGCTCC